CAGGGGCGCGTGGTACCTACCCCACGCACGGGTTTCTAGAACCGCGCAGCGTACGCGGTTCGTCGAGCTTTACTGTGTAGCCAGCGCCTTAGGATAACCTAATCTAACCCAAGCTAACCCTACCCTAAACCCAATCCAACCTAAGCTGACCTAAGATAAGCTAACCCTAACCTAACGTGAACTAAGCCTAACATGACTTAAGGTAAGGCTAACCTGACCTAAGGTGATGCTAACCTACTGTGTAGCCACTGAATTAGGATAACCTAACCTACCTAACCCGACGTAACCCTTGGTCACTCGGGGACATCACCCGATTGGAGTATTGTTGGTTACCCCTCCCCCTGGTAAACTAAGAGTTGCAAGGGAGGGGGGGCCCGCCCCCTCCCCAAGCCCAAGGAGCCCGAAATGACCGCCGCCACCGCCACCCGCACCCGCAAGGTCTCGCTCGTCAAGAAGGCCGCCAAGGTCCGCAAGGTCGCCGTCCTCAACGACTGCGCCTGCCAGCGCCTCGGCCTGGACTGCACCCGCTCGACCAAGGGCACCTGGGCCCCCGGCCACGACGCCCGGGCCAAGGGCTACCTGCAGGCCGCCCACCGCGACAACCGCCCCGTGTTCCTTGACGGCGTCGAGATGGCCGCTCGCCAGGCCGCCGAGGAGATCGCCCCCGCCGTGGTCGGGATGCTCTACTACAAGCGCGGCTCGATGCAGGCTCGCTTCGCCGACGACGACGCCGCCATGGCCGACTCGGCCAAGTCGTTCCAGATCCGGGTCGGTCGCTGGACCTACAACGCGCTGGTCGCCGGTGACGTGGTCACCTACGTCACCAAGTCGGGCGAGGCCAAGACCCTCCCCCTGGCCGAGGCCAACATCGTCACCCCCTGACCGCCGGACTTGCGGGGGGCCCGGCCTAACCCGGGCCCACCCGCTGGCCTTGTGGCAAGGACCACCCCGCCAAACCCTTGCGTTGACCCCTCCCGTCTGGTAAACTAAGAGTTAGAAAGAGAGAGGGGCCCCCGGCCCCACGACCCGAAGGAGCCCCCAATGGACCGCACCGAGGCCATCCAGATCCTGACCAGCCACCTCGACGACACCGCCTCCGAGGGCGAGATCACCGACCCCCAGGAGTACGCCTACGAGGTCGCCGGCATGGTGGAAGACGACGACAACAGCGACGTCGCCGAGGCGATCCGCGTCCTGGCCAGCTGAAGGAGCCCGTCATGGAAAAGCGACTGCGGATTCGACAGACCCGTCCCGACGGACGTCCCGTCAAGTGGGATTTCCTCACCGAATGGGAGATGGCCGACCTGGCCGACACGCCGTTCCTCAACTCGGAGCGCGAGCCCGGTACCTGCTCATGTTGCGGGACCCCGCTGCCGACCGAGGCCGATTTCGCCAAGCATTTCGTCCTCAACGACCTCCGGTTCCTCAACCTGGGTGAGTGCCCCCGCGACTGAGCGACCCAGCGGGGCAGCCCGAAATCTTGCGTTGCCGCACCCCGTGTGGTAGAATGGTTTTTTAGAGAGAGGGAGCCCCCAATGGAGGTCTGGATGAGCCGCACCGAGTTCGAGAAGATCATGGACACCGACGAGACCATTCACATTGAGGACGAGGAGACCGGCGAGCCGGTTTGCGGAGCCACCACCGGCCAGATGTACCCCTACGTCGACGAGCGCATCGTCACCTGCCAGAGCTGCCTCGCCGACTGACCGGGCCAGCCGCTGGGCGTGAGGCACCCGCCCAGCGGTTGTGTCCCCTGCCCCCGCGTGGTAGGCTGGGACCCAGCACCAGAGAGAAGGGAAGGGCTCGCAGTGAATCTCTACCTGATTAAGCGAAGCGACCCGGACGGCTACGACGTGATGGACGGGTGCGTGGTCGTCGCCGAGGACGGTTCGGCCGCGCGCGAGTTGGCCAGCCGAGCGGCCAAGGATGAGGGCGAGGCGGTTTGGCTCCGCTCCACCGAGTCCACGGTCACCCTGCTCGGGGCGGCTCTGGACAGCTTCACCGAGCCGACCGTCATCCTGACGGACGTGCACAATGGCTAACACGGACCGCACCGAGGTCATCGAGTACGACAAGCACGGTCAGCCCAACCGGACGTACCGGTCCAAGTCGAAGCCCGAGTACTACGTCACGCTTTACGAGAACCGGGGCTACGACCTCTGGCGGAGCACCAACACCGTCGTCACGATGTCCAACGGCAAGTACCGGGTCACGATCGAGAAGCTGGTCCCGTGAGCACCCCACGCGGGCGTCGCTCCGCCAACGTCGCAACCCTGCTCGCCGTGGTGGTCGTCCTGATCTGGGCCAACTCGGGCCCCGTTTGGGGCGTGGTCGCCACGCTGACCGCCGCTGTCGTCTGGCACCTGTCCAACGCTTACGGGCGGCGGTACCTCTAAACCCCGAGTTCCTAAAAACCCTCGCGCGCCAGCCTGGCAGAGGTCCGATTTAAGGGAGTGCACCCCATGGTCAAGCACAAGGACAACACGGTCAGCAACAAGGAGTGGAGCCGCGTCCTCAAGGCCGCCGCTCACACATTCGAGCAGCTGCCCGACCCGGAGGCCTGCGTTAAGCGAAGCGAGGCCTCCAGCCTCCAGCAGAAGCGTGCGAAGGAAGGGAAGCAGTAGGATGGTCTTCAAGCGATTTACCAAAAAGGAGCTGGCCTCCCAGAACGGCGCCTGCCCGACCTGCCACCGCTGGCAGTGCCGATGCGCCAAAACCAGTCGGCACGTCGCCAAGAAGGCCGAACGCGCCAAGGCGCCCAAGGGCACCACGATCGACAGCAACGGCAACCTCTGGTGCTCCAGGTGCGAGTGCCGGGTCCTCCAGGGCCGCTGCACCAACGTTACCTGCTCGTCCAACCACTGAGAGGCTAGTCTCGTGAAGCATATCCAGAGCAAGCTCTGCCCGGGTCCCTCGCACGAGGGTCCGTTGACTCTGGTGGTCGAGGTCACCGAGGAGGCGTACCAGCGCTGGCTCGCCGGAGCGTACATCCAGGACGTGTTCCCGGACCTCAGCCTCGACGACCGGGAGCGGTTCATCAGCGGGTACTGCACCCCGTGCTGGGACCAGCTGTTCCCGTTCCCCGAGGAGGACGGGATCCCCGAGGAGGAATTCACCGACTACGAGGGGTAGAAACCCTTGCGTCCGGGCGCCCCGTGTGGTAGGATTGGTTTTTGGGCCCGCACGGGGCCCGGGCCGGGAGGCAGGGCATGACGCGCAAAGAGAAGCGACACTGCGGAGCCTGCGGAGTGAGCCGGCCGACCGGGTCCGACGAGCCCGACCCCTGCCTCGGCTGCCTGCCGAATGTGAGGTACGCCTGCTGCGGACACGGGTCCCGGAGGGCGGCTTACGTCGTGGTCGCCGACGGAAGCACGTACTCGGTCCGAGGAGACGAGGCGATTGCGCTGATGCGCGAGCTGGGCGGCAACCCGCCCACCCCGACCCACGACCGGATCGGGCTGAAGCACACCTGGCCGAAGGACTGAGCGAATGGATTGCTGCAACGGGACAGGGCTGGCCGATTTCGCGGCCGTGCCCTGTCCCAACCCGGACTGTACGGTACAACGAAGGGAACACGCAGTGAGCAACCTGGAGCGGTACGATCCCAACGACCCGGTGCATCGGCTGCGCGAGTTCACTGAGGCGACCAGTGTCCGGGCCGAGGTCTTCAAGCCGGGCGGCAAATGGATGTACTCGGTGAAGCTCGACTACAGCCGGACTGCGGAGATCGAGCACCTGCCCTCGCACTACATCAACCCGGTCGAGGCCGCGGTCCTGGCGCTCAAGACGGCTACCCAGCGAGGGACGTCGGAGGTCATCTTCGACCACCTCTACGCGGACTGGCACATGTTCGTTCCGGACCCGCCCAACGGCTGGCCGATCATGGTGACGGGAGGCTTTTTCGGTGACTGACCGAGCTGCGTTCACGGCGTACAGCGACCGCTGCAACGCGAAATGGGCACGGGAAGCCGAGGCAGCTGGCAACCACGACCTGGCTGCCGTACACCGCGCTTACGCCACCGGCAAGGTAAAGCCGACCAAGGACGGCAAGTCGTTCGAGGTCGAGCCGGACGTCGTAGTGCGGAAACGCCGATGAGTAATCGCAAATCGCTCAAGGAATGGTGTGACTGGCTGAACAAGACGGTCCGCGATTACTCGCTGCCCGAGGAGCAGTGGGTTGTGGTCGCCGACCGCGGGCTCGACTCCATCCGGGTGTACAGCGGTCCGGAGCCGATGGACAGGGCGGCCGCGTTCCGACTCCACCGAAGACTCTCTCGTGCCAGCTCGTCTGACATCGTCAAGTACCACTGCCGCAAGGTCGAGTTGAGGAACCCGGATGAGCTCCGAGGGACAGATCCTCAGTAAACCCTGCTGGGGTCTTGTCCACGACCCAGCCCAACCACGTCGGGTTGTGTACGAGGTACCGTTGACCGGGGTCCACGCCTGGGCCTCTGGTCAGCCCCTCGAAGTCGCGTTTCCCGACCTCAGCGACGAGGACTACGAGCGAATTCGCTCCGGCTATTGCCCCGCCTGTCAACGGTGGGCCCAGGACCGGGGGTTGTGCCCTGGCCCCTGGCGTGCTAGACTAGACTTGAACACCGAGGGCCCCCCGGCCCCCGACCTAAGGAGTGCACAATGCCACGAGGATTCGGACGGCGAACCAAGGCCGACGAGGACACCATGACGACCGACAGCCCGACCCCGGTCGCCCCCGAGCCGGACGTCGAAACCGGCAACGGACCCGCGTTCCCCGACGCGGACACGGACCCGGCCAGCACCGTCGACGACCTGCCCGGGATGTGGGAGCGCGCCGACTTCGAGGGTGGCTACACGGAGGTCGTCAGCGACCAGGACAAGATCGAGGGCGACCTCAACGCCGAGCGCGAGGCCGAGGCCGGCACCTCCGACAACGACGAGGCCGGGCAGCCCGAGGTCGTGACCGAGCTGGAGCCCGACGTGCGGCTCGCCGACACCGCGCCGTTCGGCCACCAGTACGACTGGGACACCGCGACCTGGACCGCCCCCAAGGGGTCGGGCACCAAGCCGTGCACCTGCAACAAGCTGGTCGGCCACCAGTGCGAGCTGACCACGAAGAGCCGGTTCGCGACCGGCCACGACGCCCGCTTCAAGGGCATCCTGCAGAAGGCGTTCCGCGCCGGCAAGAAGCTGCAGATCGACCTCGCCCCCGAGGACCACGCCACCATCCTCAACAGCGAGGGCGTCGTCGAGAAGCTGGAGGGTCGGTACGAGCTGGAGGCCGACCAGATCGCCCGGCTGCTGGCGCCGAAGCTCCTGCCGCACGTGACCCACGACACCCGGGCGGCCAAGCTCCGCAAGGCCGACGCCGAGGCGGGCACCACGGTCCCGCAGACCGCGGTCGAGACCAAGGCGGACGAGGAGCTGACCGACGCGGACCTGGCCGAGCAGGTCGACGACGCGCCGGCCGACGAGTTCGTCGAGGCCTAGCACGTGGCCGCTGGTTGGGGAGGCTGGGGTCGGGGCGGAAGCGCCTCGGCTCCGGCCGACCCGTCTGAGAAGGATCGCCGCGAGTGGCTGACCAAAAACGGCATCACGCCGATGAATCGGTCCACTCGCCTGTGGGACATGGAGATCACCAAACACGCCTTCATCCCCCACACGACCGAGCAGGTCGGCTCGCTCGACATCACCCGCGCCCAGATCGCTGCGCAGGGTCGGGGCGAGCGAATCGAACCGCTGGTCTGGTCCGGTTCCCGCGACATGGCGACCGGTCGAGCCTACGATTGGTGCTACTGCGTCGAGGCCAGCCGGCCCGACGACGACACCATCGACGGCCGAGTCGACTGCCCGTGCACCTGCCAGGACTGCAAGCCCAGCAAGGGCAAGCGTGCCGTTCACTGGCGCAAGCGCAACCAGGATTCCCGAATTCACGCGGCTTACTCGCGTCGCCGCTGGGACGAGTACTACTACGAGCGCAAGCTTCGGATCCGGTTGTGGCGTCGCCTCCAGGCGCTCTACGTCTGGTGGCGCGCCGAGGATGACCTGGTCGAGATCGAGGCCGAGCTGCCCGAGCGACCCACAGCCGAACCCGCACCCTTGAGCGACACCCCTCCCGTTCCCGACTACGAGTGGCCCACCGTACCCCTCGACATCGACGAAATGGCGGAAGACCTTGACGACGACGCCGAACGACCCGATCGCTGGGACTGGGACGGAGAACCTGACGACTGACCAGAAGCTCGCCCTGTTCCTCGCCCGAGCCGAGGAGGCCAAGGCCCGGTTCGACCTGACCGGAATCCCGGATCGCGCCGCCGTCCCCCAGTACGTGCTGGGCTGGACCGACGTCCTGCACTACCTGGCCGTCGGCGAGCTGGCCGACGACACCCCCTGCACCCAGGTCCGAGTGGTCGTGGCGGGCGACCCCGACGAGCTGATCGCCAAGGCAGTCCGCGATGTCCTGGCTCGGGGTGAGGGGGAGTGATCGAGTTCAAGATCAGCAGCTTCTGCACGGGGGGCGGCTGCGTCGAGGTGGGGCAGACCCCCGAGGGCGTTGTGGTTCGCGACGCCAAAGACCCGACCCGTCAGATCACCCTCACGTTCGGAGACTCAGCGTGGCGCTCCTTCTTGACCGCGGTTCGTTCGGGCGAGCTTGGGGGCTCCTGATGGACGCCACGCCCCGACGCCGCATGGTTCTGCCGCCGTCCGAGGTCGACCGACTCCTCGAAGAGATCGCCCTAATCGACGCGGCCAATGTCCGGTCGACTCAGCGCGCAATCAACGCAGAGAATGACCTCAAGCTCATCCTCGACGAGGTCTTCCACCTGTTCAACCCGAGCGCCGACGTCGAGGACCAGAGCCTGCGGGCGGTCGCCGCGCTCCAGGCCGTCCAGTCCTACATCGTGTCAGTCCGCTGCACGTGCGGTCTGTACTCCGCACTGATGAATGGAGGCAAGGCGTGTCCTCGCTGCAAGATTCTGGGTCGCTTCCGCAACGAACCGGTGCCCCGGTGACCGAGCTGCTGGAGCAGGTCGAGCAAGAGAGTAGGGCCATCCGCTACGCCGGACTGGTCGGCAAGTACGTCCGAATGTCGCGACCCGCGACCCCCGAGGAGCAGACCCTCACCGGACACAGCGAGGTCGGAATGGAGGGCGTGATCGTCTGCGTGTCGGACGAGCCGGGCGGTTTCGTCGACGTCACGACCAACGCGCACCTCGTCTGGTCCGTCACCCCCAGCGACGCGGCGGCCTGGCAATTCACGATCTGGCCCGACGAGGACGCCCGGATGCGGGACGTCCGGGTGGCTGAGTTCGATGCCCTTTGAGCCGTCCGGCTGGGTGAGCGCTGGCTACTTCTTCCACGCCGCCCGACGCTACCGCCTCTGGGTTCCCCGACCGGAGGAGGACGACCCCCGGTCGCTCGACTGGGGCATTGCGATCTGCGACCGGGTCAGTCCGCGCCGAACCCTGGCCATCTTGCGTCACTCGCCCCCGCCTGGTATACTGGACGGGAAGGGAGGCCACCATGAACGACGACGTCCAACAGCTGGCCGAGGAGCTGACTCAGCGCGAGAGCGCCCTCGCCGAGGCAACCAACCCTCAGATCGGGCCGAGGAGCAAGGAGCTGGCCGAGACGAGGGACGCGCTGGCGGCCCGGATTCAGCATCCGGCGAGGAGGACATAGTGCGCAAGTGGGAGATGTCCTCCGTCGACGGGGCGGCCGGCGGCTTCAAGGGCACCCGCCGCGAGGCGGTCGCCAAGGCTCGCGAGCTGACCAACCGGTCCGGCCGCAAGGTCTGGACCCAGCCCAAGGGTACCGTGACCAAGGTCACAGGGAAGGGAACCCCCCGATGAAGACGGCCCCGCTCTACCTGGTCGCAATCGACCGGCTCAACGACAGTCGCTCCGAGTGGGTCCCGGTGACCAACCCGGACGACGCCCGACGGGCCGTCGACGCCCTGGTCACCAAGGGCGCCAAGATGGAGGTCGACGACCCGGACGACCTGGGGGTGTGGCTCGTGGAGCTGACCCCCCGGCTGATCGCCAAGCTGGGCAGCGACCAGGAGCTGTCCCTGGAAGACGACGAGTTCCTCATCTCGGTGGACTCCCCCGAGTGAGCAGCCCACTGGACCAGCTCGGGCGGGCGATTGCCCTGCTCGGGCTGGTCCCGCTCGTGGTCGCGGCCTGCGGCCTCCTTCTACTGATTTGGTCACTGCCATGAGGAAGCGACGCTACCTGGTCACGGTCGAGCGTCTGCCGGACCTAGACCCGGAGCCGGAGGTCCTTTCCGTCAAGGAGGGGGCCTCCGGCCTGGCCGTGTGCGGGTGCAGGCACGAGTGCTTTCACCGAAAGAACCCCACCCTTTCTCGGCACCGGACCTGCCGACTCGGAGGCGACACGTGAAGCGACGGATCTGCTGGCCCAACCCTCAGCTGACCTGCCTGGAAGGAGGGTGCGAGTCCTGCAACAGCTACCATTTCCGGTCCCTCGCCCAGATCCAGCAGTGGTCAACGAAGCGAGGACCCACGTACCGGGACGCGTTTAGATTCGGCGAGGCCGGCAATTGGTTTAAAGCGGAGGCAAAGCTGTGAAGAGCAACCACGTCAATTTCGACTGCCCGGAACGCAACGCGCGACCCGCGTGCCTGCTCTGTCGAGGCAACCTGTTCTTCTGCACTGTCTGCGGGGCGTTCGAGGGGGCAGTCCCCGACGAGTGCCCCGGGGTCACGATGACCGAGCAGCAATTCAACCTCGTGTACGAGGGCAAGCTCAATTACCGGGGCGGTCGCTGGGTCGAGGAATGCTGCGCGACCCGCAAGCCCGCGCTCCAGCACGAGGACTACCTGGCCGCCAACCGACTGGACAACTAGCGTGTACGCCAACCGAGTGCTGGTTCTGGCCGGCACCTACCAGCAATTCGACCTCTGGCGCCGGATCGAGATGGGCCTGCCGGAAGGCAAGCTCGTCTACGTCCGCGACGCAAATCACATTCGGGGGTGGGCTCGCGAGACCCGGTACATCGTCGTCGGTACATTCTACGACCGGCGCGACGCGTCCGCCATCCTGGCCGTAGTCCATTCGCAAGAGTACCGGCTGGTGGAGTCTCCGTCCCAGATCGACGAAATCCGGCGGGAGGCCGAGCTGGAGCGACCGCCAAACCGGCGCGGCTGAGCGGCCCTGCCGACACCACGGCCCGGATTCCCTCGGGGGTCCGGGCCATTGGTGTGTTTGCGGCCCCGAGTTCTAAAGATCCGCGCGCCTGGGCTGGTGGGGGCTGGGATTTGACGGAGGGGGGCTTGTGCTCCGGGTAAAGCGCGTGCTAAAATGGCGGCATGAGCGACGTGTACCCGGACGCTTCCGACCCTCGGGCCGAGCTGGAGCGAATCGGCCAGGTTGACGCCGAGAAGGAAGCGCTGGAACTCCGACTCAAGCACTGGTCCTACCCCGACATCGCCGACATCCAAGGCGTATCGATCCCCACGGTGCGCGCCCGGATCGAACGGGCCATCCAGTACCGACTGCCCGAGGAGACTCGCCGGCAGATGCGGCAGATGGAGGGTACCCGGCTGGACGGGATCCAGCGACTCAACCAGCTGATCATCGACTCCGCCTCGACCACGATGTCGGAGAAGCAGAAGGCGGTCGAGGTCATGCTGCGCGTGATGGACCGGCGCGCCCGACTGTTCGGTCTGGATGCCCCGGCCAAGCTCGACGTCCAGTACTCCAGCACCATGGACAACGAGATCGAGCTGCTGATGAACCAGCTCATCCCGGGAACCCCCGAGCCCACCGCGCCCGGGGAAACCGGCGTCCCGTGGGAGGCACCGGAACGATGAGCGGACCCGGCTTCACCGACTACACCCCGGGCTACGGCCCAGGGGGCGGTCAGTGGCGTAGCTGGGACCCCGAGCGGAAGGACGCGTTGCGTCAGCGGCTGGAGGACGAGCTGGAGCGACGTCGCACGATGTGGGGGTGCGACCGGCAATTCTGCGACGGCAGCCCCCACGGCAAGTACGTCATGCAGCACGCGCGGTGGAATCAGCTCCCGCCGCCCGACCTACCCCGCCTGGTGCGCACCCCCGACTCGCCCGTGCCGGTCGAAGTGAGCGTGCCCTGGCTGGAGTGGCTGATCATGTCCGGTCGCGGGTGGGGCAAAACGCGCACCGGGGCCGAGTTCGTCAAGGAACGGGCCAAGGTCGGGCGCGGCCACCGAATCGCTCTGATCGGCAGGACGGCGGCCGACGTCCGCGACACCATGATCGAGGGTGAGTCGGGACTGCTGTCGGTATACCGCCGAACCGAGCGGCCCGACTACCAGCCGTCCAAGCGCCGGGTGGTGTTCCAGAACGGGGCGATTGCGTACGCCTACTCGTCCGACGAACCCGACCAGCTGCGCGGCCCGCAGCACCACACCGGGTGGGTCGACGAGCTCGCTACATTCGGCAACCTCGACAAGGTGATATCCAATTACCGGTTGGGCATGCGTCTTGGACGCACCCCNCGAGTCGTGGTAACCACGACCCCGCGACCGCGCAAGGAGATCCGCGAAATGCGGCGATCCCCGAGTACGGTGGTGACGGGCGGGACGACCTACGAGAATCTGGTCAACCTGGCGCCGGTCTTCCAGGAGCAGGTAATTCGTAAGTACGAGGGCACACGCCTCGGCCGGCAGGAGCTGAACGGAGAATACCTGGAGGACGTCGAGGGTGCGCTGTGGACCCTGGACCTGATCGACCAGCACCGGGCCGACCTGGAGCTGGTCAAGCCATTCATTCGCCGGATGGAGATCGCGGTTGCAATCGATCCGGCCGTCACCTACGGAGGCGACGAGACCGGCATCCTGGTGGTCGGCAAGCTGGACGACGAGGGTTTCGTCCTGGCCGATCTGAGTGGGCATTTCTCGCCGCACGACTGGGCTCGGACCGCCATTCAAGCGGCCACCTCGTGGGGCGCGGGTTACCTAGTTGCTGAGAAGAATCAGGGTGGCGAGATGGTATTGGCTACCCTCCAGAGTGTGGGTCTGCCGAGGGGCGTGAGATACAGAGGGGTTACCGCGTCGAAGGGCAAGAGGCTGCGCGCTGAGCCAATCAGCACGCTGTACGAGCGAGGGATGATCCATCACGTGGGCGTCCTCGCTAAGCTGGAGGACCAAATGACTACTTGGACCCCGGCCGACAAGGACTCTCCCGACCGACTCGACGCGCTAGTCTGGGCCTGTTCTCACCTATTCTTCCGGAGACGCGGAATGGCGGACGTAGCCTAATGACCTCCCCTAATGAGCCCGGGGGAGAGCGGATCGGCGCGCTTAGACGCTTGCTTGGCGCGATGGCAGACCGCGCTGTTCAATCGTTGGCGCGTCGATCCGCGTTCCCAGGGACCGACGGTTTCTCGGTTGGAGTGCCGTCGCACGTCGGTCCCGAGGGACTGCACGTCACGATGGGGCCCGACGGCCTCTACCAGTGGCGGGCCGATCTGGGCTCTGGGTGGCGCAACAGCGCGGTGGCCTACCGGTGCATCGTGGCCGTCGCCACCAACGCCGCGACCACCCCGCTTGAGGTACTGAACGACGACGGCGCGCCGCTGCCCGACGAGTTGACCGACCTGTGGAACCACGCCCCCAACGACTACATGTCGGCCCGGGTGTTGAGAGAGATCTGCTGGCTCCGACTGGAGACCGGTGGCCAGGCTTTCGTCTACATGGACCGAGGCGAGTCGGGACTGGGTCCCGTCCAGTCAATCCACGTACTCGACTCGGGCTGGTCAGTCGAGCCGGTCGTCGACAATACGCGAACCGACCGCTTTGACGAGCTGGTTGGGTACCGGATCTACGGGTCAACCGGACGCATCGGTTACCTGCTGCCCCAAGAGATGCTCTGGCTACGGTACCCCGATCCGGACGACATCTGGTCGTGTCTGCCCCCGCTGTACGCGGCCCGGTTCGCGATTGACCTGGACGACTACGCTCGACGGTTCCAGTCGGCTACCCTCCAGCGAGGTGGGACGCCCGGGGGTGTGGTCTACCTCGGTGACGTCGACCCCGACACTCACGCTCAGATCACCTCGGAGCTGCGCACCAGACACGAGCAGCCCGAGAATGCCGGCCGTCACCTGATCTTGAGCGGTCCGGTCGCGGCCAAGTACGAGCGGATTACGCTAACCGCTGAAGAGGTGGGTTACCTCGACACCCGAGTGCGGAGTGCCGACGAGGTCATGCTGGCGTTCGGTGTTCCCCACGACTACTTGGTCGGAGGGACGACGTACGAGAACCGGGCCGCAGCCCGCACTACCCTGTGGTCCGACACGATTGTGCCTAAGCTCCAGGTTGTGGCCAGCGAGGTCG